TGAGGGGGAAGGAGATAACAAGAGATTGATTTAGGCGATAATATTAGGAATTTATAGTGAGTGGCAGCTTTCGACGGCAACACACAATTGACAGTATCAACTCGACATTCCAGCATTTTCTCGCAACCTCTTGACGATAGTATCACAGTACTCCTTGCTCTGTTCGATGCCGATCGCCTTACGACCTTCGATAGCTGCGGCGACCAGCGTGGAGCCGGAGCCAGCGAATGGATCTAGGATCGTGTCGCCCGGATTTGAGTATGTTCTCACCAACCATTTCATAAGATCGATCGGCTTTTGTGTCGGGTGCACTGATCGCTGGCCGCCTGTTCGGTTTTGGAATTTTAGGACGCTGCGCGGATGGTACAGATCGGTGCGGATGCCGGGCATATTGTGTTTGGGATTGCTGTAATGTTTACCCGAGCAAACGCCTTTTGCCCTTGTGTGAATCTTTCCTTTTATAAACTGCGGGTTGTAAGTCGTCTTTCGGAATTTCCTGCCGAATATGAGGATATTCTAATGGTTTCTCAGCGGACGGTGGTTGGCGTCGAGGAAGCCGACGACGTTCGATTTTTCCCAGATAAGTTCGTACCGATATTTGGTTGGGTTTGAGTTTATCAACTGATTCACAAATTTCCCACAAGCAAAAAGAACCATCGGCGAGGTCTCGGTACAGACGCGTCCGGCCTGCGACCAGAAGAAGCGCCAGTCTATTGTGCGATCCCAAACGATCTGCGTATTGCCATACGGCGGATCTGTAATAAGGCTCGAAATCGAACCATTGTCCAGTACCGGCAGAACGGCCTTAAAGTCGGCGCAGTATAGTGTGATCAGATCGTTTTTGTAGTACGGTTTGATCGACGGAGCAGGAGCAAATCCTAAGTTCATATTTTAGTTATTGCAGGTGAAAGCCAAAGCGATTCTATGCGCGAGCCGCCGTTGTTGACGATGGCCCGTTTATCGACGCGTTGCCAGCCCTGATTTTCGAGCAGATTCGTATAAAGCGGCGACGGATAGCCGCTCAGAACAACCTGCCCTTTGAGTGAGCGAATCAGGTCGATGAATGAGCGATGAGCGTCGTCGGTCATTTCGTGCGAATACATCTTACTGAAAGTCCGCGTTGACGCGACATACGGCGGGTCTAAGTAGAAAAGCGTATCTGGCGAGTCCAGTTCGGCTATTAGCCGGAAAGCGTCGCGTTCTTCGATCACAACCGAACGCAGCCTCCGAGCGATACGATACAGCGAACCGAGGCGAATATCCCGCGTAACGTTTCGCCGGCCGCCGTTGTGACGCCGGAATGGGCCTTTTGCAAAGCCGCCCTCGATGGACATCCAAAGACGGCAGAACAGTCGTCTGGCACGTTCGAGATCATCGGACGTATCCCTGCCGCTGCAAAGCCCGACAAACTCCGAGCGCGACCACGGCGAGAGCCGCAGCTTGCGGATCAGCTCGGACGGCCGGTCGCGGAGCACCCGGAAAAAACGTCACGACATCATGGTTGAGATCGTTGTAAGTTTCGAGCTTTGACGGCGGCTTTTTAATCAGCACATTGGCACCGCCGCCGAAAGGCTCGACGTAGTGGCGATGCTGCGGAAAGTGGCTGATGATCCATTCAGCCAGACGAAATTTGGAGCCGTAATATTTCAACGCCGGACTTTTTATGCTCATTGGTTTTATGAACACGACGCGTCCGGGTTGGAAGAGGCGTCAGTGATTAGGCACACAGTATGAAATTTTCAAAGATCAAGTAACTCCACGCGTGGAGTTATCCGCTGTGTAGCGATTTCCCATACTCGGAGAATGATCGTTTTACGAGTTCGGAAAACTGCCAAGCGTCGCGGAATCGCAAATGCCTATCAACTTCAAAAGGCCAGTGGATTGCCGAGCAACCATTGCTATCGGCTCTGGAAAGACGATGCCACGCAGATCAAATTCAGCACGATAAACACGCTTTGCAATGCCTTGAAATGCACCCCGAACGATCTGCTGGAGTTTATTCCTGATGATGATTTTCAGTAGCCTTCTTCCGTTCGAGGTAGGCTCGTTGGCGTTCGGACGCGGTGGCGTATTTTCGTGGTCGACCGCCGCCACGGGATTTCTTGCCGCCGAGCTTGCCGGCTTCGGACTGATTGCGAGCCTTCAGGCCGCCGAGCCTTCCGCGTTCGGCGTGGCTTAGCGGCTTGTTCTTTCCATCGCCGTTCACTCGCGTTCTCCTCCGATCAGCATCGGCTCGATCCAGATGATCTTATGATCGGTGCGGCCCGTGCCGATTGCCTGATTCCTGAAATGCCCGCGTCGCCAATGCAGGCGTTTTGTGCCGCCGGTGCCGGTGATTTCGCCCTCGCTTTTATAGCGGTAATCGCGGCCTACGATATTCGGCGTCCAGATCGGCAAGCCGGATTTCTTGTGCCGCCCGCCGCGTTCGCCGCGTTTGACGAGCGCCGGCCTCGCGGTGATCGCCAGCAGCATCGCGAAGGTGATCTGCGTAAGATGCGCAAGGAATTGTGCATCGCTTATCGGCGTCGGCCTGCCGCCGAACCGATAGAATGATTCATCATAATCGATCGCGAATTCCCGCCGCGTTGCGTCGCCGAGCGTGGGTTTTTTCGGCCCGAGTGCAAGAAGCATTGAGGGCATCGCCCGACCAGTATTTAGCGTCGAGTAGAGGATGAAATTATCGTTGGCGAGCCGCCAAACGCCGCTTCCGTCGGCGCGGCGAACCTGCTGGCCCGCCCGAAAGCGGGCATACGCGATGAATGATACTTCGCCCTCGGCTTCGTGCGAGATCAAGCCGTGCGGCAGCATCAGCAGTGCCGCCTCGAACGGCAGCTTCATCTCCTGCCAACGGAGATCAGCAGGCGGCTCGGAGCGCATAGCGGCCTCGGCAAATCCGCGATCAAGCCAAAGCGTCGGGATACGCTCCTCGGCGAGTGCGTCGCCGACCGCCGCTATCTGCTCATCGGCTTGCCCTGCGGCATCGTGATGGATCACCTGCGATGCGGCGAAAAACCGCACATCGCCAAAGCCTTCCGCACCGCGATATATGCGCGGATAGAAGGCCTTCCAAAGCGGAAGGCCCTCACACATCTCGATGATCGCACGGCTATTCATTGCTCTTGAAATCGCGGGCATCCACGCCCGGATAAACGATATTGCCGCGCAAGAACACCTTTACCGCTTCCTCATCCGTATCCCGCACCACGAGGAAGCTGCCATCCTCGCAACCGCCCACGCACCGCAGGCCGGCATAGCTTGATCCCATGAATCCACCGCCTACGCAAGCGCTGGTTGGCAGCCACGGCGTTGATCGGTAGAACTTCACCCAATCGATTTCGAAGTAATTCGTGAATTTATACTTCAGGCGGTTGCCGCCGCCCTTATTCACTTTGCGGAGCGCCGATTCCGGCGCCCATTCATTGCAATCCACTTCGGCAAAATATTGCCCATTCGATTCGTACAGCTTCATTTCCCTCCCGCTAAATTTATATCCCGCCCAGCTCATGCGGTCTTGGGGTTATGGGCGGCTCTCGCCGCCCTGAAAAAACTAGGAGCGGTCTGCCGCTTCCGACGCGGCCTGCGACCACTCGCTCTTCATCAGGCCCGCCGCCTCCGACGGACGCATACCTTCGCGAACGGCTTGCAAAGCTCTTTTGCCTGCCCCGAATTTCGCGGCATTATAAGAATTGCAATAATTGAGGATCGTGGAATAGGCGTAGCACTCGGGCAGCTCATCGATCAGGCGGCTGAAATTGGCTTTTGCCGCATCCAAATCGCGAGCGATCTGATTATTGCGGCGGGCCTTATACTGCTCGGACTCCCACTGCTCCGAGAGAGTGGCTCTCAATTCTTTTGCGGCCGCGTACTCCGCCCAACCTTCAGGCTCGCCGTTTTCAGAAGTTGCCGCCTCTGCGGGGGCGACTTCTGCGGGAAAGACTTCTTCGATCTCGCACCAATCGGCCAGTGCCGACTTAAAAAGATCGAGATTCGTTCCGGCCGGAGCTTCCCAATATTTCTGCGTCGCATTCCAGCGGGCGGATTTCACGAATCGCTTGATATAGTGCAAAATCGTGCGGTCGAAAGCGAAGGAAATCCGGATTGATGTTTCAGAGTGGATTATCGTTAGTTTTGTCATTTTAGCCTGCGGAATTTTAAGCGTTGCCACCGCTGTTTTTTTAGTTTCGATCAACTTTTACCGTGATCGCCTCGGTATGTTTTATATATTAAGATAGCCCGCTTGTTTTGTCAAGCCCTAATTACGTTTTTTTCATTTTTTTTCAAAAAAAATTCCGCAGCTCCAAACTCTATAACTCTCCAAACTCTATAACTAAAAAGGCGACCGTGTTGGAGCCGCCTTTCGCTTGCCACTCTCTATCCAGAAACGATAGATACCGTGAGCCACGCCCTCACGTTGGCGGCGGTTCGAGAACCGCGAGAAGTTGATCTGTGCCGACACTCGCCGCTCATCGGCCAGAAGTACTCGCATTGAAAGCGCTCGTCCGTGTCGATTTCCGGCACGAAGTTCGAAAAATACACAGGCGTTATTTTTTCTCCTTGGGTTCGTGACCGGCTCCCATACAGGCGAAGCCGGGCATGCCGGCGCGATATGACAGGATAGGGTTAACGCTCGCAGGCAGTCCTACGGCAGTGCACCAATCACCGTATAAGTGGCGACAGGCGTAACAGCTTTCATCGGGTCTCCACCAACTGCGGCTGTCGAAGCCCACAGTTGCCTTCCAAGCCTCCCAACGTTCCTGACGCTCAGATTCCGGCATCGAGTCGGCCTTTTCGCCGAAAAGATCGACGAAGCTGATATCTCGTGTAACTGGGCACCTAAAGAGTGGCGGCTGCATTATTTTTTCTCCGCCTCCACCACCTCGATAATTTCGGGCACGTCTAAAAATCGGTCGGCAAGAACCGCCGGAACTGCCGTGGCCTTATCGGTATAAAATGTGCGCCGGAACGTGCGGCTTATCTCTGCGCCTCCCGGTGCGGCCCACGACACCCCCAATGTCGCCGTCATATTATCGAAGCCGCTCTTAGTTTCACTTTCAGGATCGAGCTTCAGGAATCGGTTGCCTTCTGACCGCAGCCACTCCCTTACCCACTTCGCCGCCGCTTCTCGCAACCTCGCCTCAGCCCTTTTACTCGCCGCACCTGTTACCTTGATCATTTCATCGCCTCCCGTTCTCCATCAGCCACGCAAGCAGCACGCAAGCAGCTTGAGTATCGTCCGCGCGTCGGTCTGTCGGCCGTGCGTGATCCGCATCAGCGTCGGTGCCAAATGCATCGACGCGGATCAATGCACCTGGCGCAAGCTCACTCTGCTTGATCGCGCCGGCGATCTTGCGATGTCCCATCAGCTCAACGACTGCAAATTGTTCGTTCTCTTTCTCTTTCATCGTGTCTCCTGTCTTTAGTCGCCCGCCTTCAATTGATTGAATAGGCGTTCGACGCGCATCGCAGTTCTTGCTGTGATCAATCCGCGACGGCGTATTTGAAGCTTGGGCGTTTTATAGCCCAGCCGTTTTGCGAGCCAAATAACTGCCACACATTTGCCCCTTATTTGTAAGGTCAACGGGTCCCAACAACGGCTCGATGCTGAGAAACCTGACGGCGGCGGGCGTCTGCAATAGAAGCGGTATGCGGACGGATGCGGTCCTTTGATCTTCGACGGAGACGCCGAGCCAGACGTTCGGGAGCGGCCATGTGTGATCGTGTACCTCAAGCCGGTTGTAAATCAGCCTAAAACCTTTTTCAAGAATGGCGTTCTCACCATAATGAGCGGCTGAATAAATGTTCTTGCGAACTTGTGGATCATTAAAATACACCGCCATCCGCTCCGGTCGCTTCGTCAGAATCTGATATGTATGCTGCGGTGTCAGTGCCATTATCGCGAAGGCTTCGTCTCGCCATTCGTCCGCTTCCTCGATAAAGAAGTCGCTCCAGCTGCAGGTGAAGATCTTCCGCGGCTCTTTCCATTTAAGCGGCGCGTAGAACGTCGCATCCTTCGACCGAACTACGACGTTCGGGTCGTGCCCGAATCGCTTCTTGTCGCGAAACATATAGCAATGTTTGCAACCGGCCGAAACCTTGTGACATCCGTGCCATGGATTCCAGGTCGCATCCGTCCATTCGATGGCTGAATTAAAGCTCATTGATGGTGTCCAGGTCGATTGGTGCGAGCAGGCAATACTGCTGGAATCGGGATTTAATATTGAAATTGGTCATTGGGTTAGATTTCTCCTTATTGGTTTTTTGCAGATCATTAAAGATCCTTTCGATCCGTGTTTAGTTCGCTCCTCCTTTAATTTCTTCACTTCGCAGAGTGCTTTCTGACCTGTTGGGGAAGATCTTTGAAAAACATCTTTTCCTTGATCGCGGATCCGATGACGGTTTTGTTCTGCCACATTTTTTTGCTGAGCCGCAGAGCTTCGTTAGCGATGTTGCCGAGCTGGAGCGGAGTCTCGGCGTTTGAGCAGATGAGATCGACGGCCTCGCGGTCGAACAGCGTTTCGGTGCTGACGCCGACGAGCTTCAGCCGGTGATCGAGATACTCCTTTGCATGCGGCGTGAACGGGGGCAGTTCGAGCGGCGTGATGCGTTCGAGCAACTCCTGAAACTGTGCCTCATCGAGGCGGCCCGTGAAACTCTTTTGGCCGAGCAGGACGACGCCCAGATATCGCTGAAAACCGCCGGACGACATTTCGAGAAAATTCTTGAGGCTCGAAAGGGTTTCGTCGTGGAGGCGGTGACTCTCGTCGATACCGATCATCACGCGGGCACCGGCACGGTACTGCTTTTGGAGCAGTGTTTTAACGACGGCGGTTCGGTTGACGGCTCCGCGCGGCACGCGTCCGCTGGGGTTGAAGTACTTAAATATCGCCTCGGCGATCTGCATCGCCGTGACCCGCTTCATCTCGAAAGATTCGGGCCAGATTATATGCACCTTGCCGTCCTCAAGGCGTGTCTGTATCAGTTTTTTGAGGATCGTTTTGCCGCCGCCGATCGGTGCGGTGATCGAGATAAATCCCTGATAGTGGATGGCGTCGATCACACGGTCGATCAGGCCGCGCATCGGCGGTGAAACGAACACCTCTGACAGGTCTGCCGGATCATCGCGAAACGGATCCTTTGGCAGGCCGAACCATTTGATCTCACTCGGCGTGAGTGCAAGTTTTTTGTTGGACATAGCGGGTTGGTTTTCTCCTTGAAAAAGTTCGGATAAAATCTCATCGATCTTGGCGACTGACAGGCCGCGCCGGTCGGCGAGGAAATCGGGGAGAGTTTTTGCAAGCCGGTTTTCGGCACGCTCACGCATAGCGGCGGTGATGCGTCCGGTCAGCAGATTGTGGGCCGTCGAGCGGCCGACGCCTGCGAGACCGGCGAGAGCCGTGCAGCTGATCGAGTGATCGGAGCATAGTTTTTTCAGGTTTGAAGCGGATTCCATAAAAATCACCCAACGATTTTCAGGCTCGGCGTTGCCTTGTGTTCCGAAATGAATGCCTCGATCTCGGTGCGGGTCGCCTCTCCCGATTTGTCGGGGAAGAGAGCCAGCAAACATTCCTGAGCTTCGGGGCCATCCGCAAACTCGCTTTGATATTCGGCAACGGCCTGCCAGTAGCCGATGCCGGTTTCTTCGTAGTCGTCGGCGATCTCTTGCGCGGCCGGCAATTCGAGCGGCGGCGGCACGAAGTTCAGAACGCTTGATGGCAACAGCTTGACGGCACCTTCCGGCAGAGGCATCTCGACATCGATGTGCGGAATGGGCGTGATGATTCCTGTTTGTTTTTCGAGATCCCGCTCGACCTTGAGTTTTGCCTTCCACGAAGCCTTTAATTGTTTCGTTAGTTGCTGTCCGCTGGTTTCGGGGATTGCGTGATAATCGCCGGCCGCATCCACACCCGCGAGAACTTTCGGCACGGTGAATTTACCGCCGTGAGTCGGTTCGAACTTGCCCTTGTGATTTGGCAGCGTGACGTGGATCAGGTCGATGTGCGGAGTCGCGACGACAAGTATCTTGCGCCCGTGATAGTCGATAAAATCTTTTGTTCGCGGAAGCTGATATATCTCGCCATTGACGCTGATCGTCATTGCATCGGACAGAAGGACCTCAAGCTGCTGGCTGAGCAGGGCCGCTTCTAACAGCTTGCGATCAAAGAGGCGATGCTCGGCCTGCGGGTGATTGATCCAGCGATCCATCGGCGTCTGTTTCGTCGCCCGGCAGACATTATTGTTGTACCGCTCGCACAGACGGTCGGCAAAGAGGTTGATATCAATACATCCATCTCGCGGCCCGACGCTGATCTTTCTGCCCTTGGCAATGGCATAGCCGACCCAGCGGTCTATATTTTCAGCCCAGCGGTGGGCAACCTCGACCTTGCCGGTCGCCTGTGCGTTGTTTGGAGCATGAGGCTCGTGCCTATATTCTCCGATCGCTTTATTGAGAATATCGGCGGCGTAAACGTGACGGCCCTTGAACTCTGAGCCATTATCTGTGTAGAGGATTCGAGGGACGCCGAGGATCGAGTATGCCTCGCACAGGAATCGAACCATCTCGGTCGAGGTGATCGCCCGCGTGGTTGTGTACCGCAGAAAGCGTGTACGCGAACAGTCGTCAAGGATCATCATTTGCCAGACACGCAGAATGGAATCGTCCATCATCGGGTGATTTTTATCGACGCCCTCGATGCGAAGTATTCTGCGGGTTCGTTCATCTTCCCAACGAACCTTGAGGGCGGTCACATCGCATTGAAAAATATGTCCGGGATAGAGGCCCTCAAATCTACGGTGGCCGCGCCTCGGAGTCTTGCGAATTTTCGAGCCGAGATTGAAATCTTCACGCAGTATCGTGTTGAAAGTTTGCAGATGCGGCAGATCTGCGTCCGGATTGTTGTAGAGAATGCTCTGATAGGCCTGTTCCGGGAGCATTTTTTGTGCAACGACCAGTTCGGCGACGTTCCACATATCGGTGCCCGGCACGATCTTGAATTTTCGCTGGCCGGCGTCGGAGCGTGTTTTGTGGTTTTCGCGCAGGTGTTCGGTGATCCTGTAAATGTGCGATCGCCTTACACCATGCAGTTGCGCGAGACGGTCGGCCTCGATCCGGGCCGCGGTTCCGGTCAGGCCGCGCATCGCGGTAATGATCTCCTGTTTTGAAATTTCACCGATCACGTTTCGAGCCATGAAGTCAATCATTAAAAGTGCAGGCAATGAGCCTGCGTTCTGTGCGACGTGCGACGTTCTTACTAGGCCGCCGGACGCCGTTTTGCGATCTGCTGCACGTTTCTCATCTGCCGCAAGGCGGCGAGAAACTGGCGAATCTCGATGTCGTTCAGGTCACGGGAGGACGCGATGCCCGGAAACATTTCCGAGAGAAACCGCTCGTACTCCGTGCGGTCGCCGGCAACGATCAGATCAAGCTCGGCGGCGAGAGCGTGGATCTCGTTTGAGATCGTCTGACGGGGGTTGACGGCGGTCGAGCCGGATGCGATCTCACCCGAGGCCTTGAATTTCTTATGCGCATTCCAGAGATTGACGCCGACGCTGCGGACGGCAAGGCGAACTGCACGATTTTTCGCGGTGGCATCGCCGAGGCGTTCGTCGAGCACCTGCACGCCGTTGCCGAGAGTCTCGCCGAAGGACGCGGTCTCCTCGACCGTGCGCGAGCGGCCGTCGGGCAGCGTGACGCGGCATTTTGCAGTCGAGCGTGCCCAGCGTTCCTTCTGCCCCTCCGACCCGGCCGCCAGTGTGAGGACCATTTCCCGATCGTGGATCCAGCAATCGAGGTGCTGAATGTCGGTCAGCTTAGTAACGAGCAGCGAGGTCGCCTCATGGTCGAAGAAGGGCGTCGTGTCGGCTTCGTTGAAACTGATCTGCTCCGGAAACAGCCCGTGCGTGTCGCAGAGATCGCGGACGATCTGAAGCTGTGCGGGCGTGAATAATTTTTGCTCTTGTTGTTGTTCGTGCATTTATTTTCTCCTTGTGTGTGTTTAGTCCAGCCCGTCCGTGTCGATCTGATCGAACAGATCGTCGGAATCGTCGGGGCGGGCGAGCGGCTGCGAAACGCCGTACGAGTCGGCGAGACGAAAGTATTGCGCGGCGATGAGCTTTAGATCGTCGGTGCCGCGAGAGGCCTTATCAGCATCGTTGAGTTCGCCGACGGCCTCAATGAAATTAAACAAGCCATGAAGACAGTTCATAAGGGCTTTCTGAATGCGCGGGCTGTCATCGTCCAATCGCCGCTGAAGAGCCATATTCTCTTCGGTGCCGATCCGGTTCTTTTCTTTTTCTTTTTCGAGATCGCGTTTGAGCTTCTCTTCGCGGCTGTCGCGGTCGGCGAGTTCCCGATGGGCGGCATTGATCAGCAGGGTTACGGCCTTCGTGTCGGTTACCGGAACTCTGTCGGAGCCGACGATCAGGTAGCCGTCGTCGACCGCAAACGGCGTTCCCGCGGCCAAACACTTTTGGATCTTGTGCGGCGACAGCTTGAGATCGTCGATCAGGTCAACGAGTGCCGGATCTTTGAGGTAGGAATCGCGAAGGGCGTAAAACTTCGTATGCGATATGCCGTCCGGCGCGGTATCAAGATAGTGCCGGAATGACTCGAAGCCCCAAATCTTCCACAAATTCTGTTCTTCGACGGCGAGAAGTGTCCGCACCTTTTGAGACAAAAGGTAGTTAGTGAATCCCTGCATCGATTTCAGCAGCCCACGCACCTCGTGGGCGTATGCGAAAAACGCCGTATCATGCTGTGCGGCCGCGTTTGATTCGAGTTCTGCTTCGATCTCGCGTCGCGTGTTTTCAAGAGCCTGCTGCTCACGCTGTGTTGTCGTCGTCATAGGTTAGTTTCGGAAAAAAATTCCACAAAAAGGGCGATGGCCCTAATAGTTTCAATAACTTAGCGTTAAAAAATTCCAAACGTGGAATTTTTACTCGTTTTGTCCGCATTTGTCATAGCTTCTCTTCCTGCTGCTGTGCGGCCTTGGCCGCCAGTCGCGTAAATCGACCGCCGACCGTCCATTCGCCGCGATCGTTGCGGACCGCCCAGCCGAGCCGCCGGAGGGTTCGGAGAGACCGAAACACAGTATCCTTTGGCAGGCGGCAGCGTTCGACGATGCGATCGATCCGGACGGGTTCGAACGCGACGCCCTCAAGGGCCTCGATAACGGCGACGCCCTTTTCGAGAGCCTGGACCCTATATGCGGCGTCATCGCGGTTAGCGGCCATCGTTCCTCCTGCCAGTACCGGCTTCCTCCATTTGTTCGTTTTCGATCTGTTCGGCGAAATCGAGATATAGCTGATCGGCAAAGACCGGAAAATTCGTTTTGGCGACGGCGTAGATCGTCGAGAGCTGAGTGATCGCGGCCGAGCGGGCGTGCTGTGTCCACTCGGCGAAATCGTCGGCGTCGGTGATGATCCAGTAGCCGGTCGGACTGCGCTTTCGAGAGCCGACGGGCAGACGCCAAACCTTTCTCAGCGTTTCGATGGTGTCGGCGAGTTTTCGAAGCCCGGTGCTGACGCCGGTCACATATCCGAATTGGCGTTCGATTATCTGCCGCCCGGCCGCAGGTTCGCTGCAGGTAAAGTTGGTAAGATACCGTGCCAAATAGAATGGTTCGGAATCGATCTGCAGTCTTAGTCCTTGGATCCGTTCCGCGGATCTCCGGAGCATCACTGCGGCCGCATTCGGCTCATTGTGCGGGACGGCGGCGATCCGTCTAAAGCAGCCGATCACGGAGCGTTTCTTCTGAACGACAAATCCCAGATCGCAGCAGGCAAAGCAGCGGGCAACGGGCAACGTCGATGTATCAATTTGCGTCATTGGATCCCTCCTTCGCCTCGGCCCCTCGACTGCGTTGGGTTGCGGGCAATAATTTCCAACAAGTGAAGTGCAGAAATGCCCCTTTTAGGCCCGCCGGCAAAACGGCGTCTATGATGCGGCCGCATGCGCCGCAGCAGTAATAGCGGCGCGTGCTCATAGCCGGCCATCCTTCTCGTCTGTCGGTTTGTCATCACGACACCGTGGGCAGTAATCCACGTCGCCGCCGACGAACCAGTCACGGCCGAAGCGGTCAACATCGCTCTGCGTGTGGACCGAGATGTGTTCGCTGCAATCTTTGCCGTCGCAGCGATAGACGACGATGACCCCGACAACGCTCATACGATCTCCTCCGCATCCAAAATGTCAGTCGAGCGCGTTCGACGGTGCGGCCTGACCATGGGGCTGTAATAGCCTTCCCAGATCCGGGAGCAATGTCTAAACCCTTCGCGGCGGCCTTTGGAAAAGCCGATCAGAAACGCGGCAATCAGGGCGGCCGAACCAAGCAGCAGAGCGGCGAGAATGTAGTCGATATCCATGGTCAATGTTCCTCCTGTTTGCGCATGTCCCAGACCTCTTCCAGACGGGAGTTCGGCTGGTCGTCGCTCGGCGTCTGACACGATGCGCAGAACGTGACCGTTTTCGGGTGAATGTAGTTTTCGCGGCATTCGCAATCCCAGTAGTCGGTTGCAACAACAAGGTCGCCCGCATATTTAAGTCGCAGTGATCTCATGCTGCCTCCTTTCGCGTCGAGGCGACGCTCATGTGGACAGGAGTGTCCACGCTCCGTTTGTTCATGGCTTTTAGGGCCTCGATCATTTTGTTGGTCTCGGCGGTCGTGCGGGGCGGCCAGTGCTTTATCATGCGGGTACCGAGGCGTTCGAGGCCGTCCGCGGACATACCGCGTCCGGCGGCGAGGCCATGCATAAATTTGAGGTGTCCGGGCTGCGCGACCTGTGAAACGCCCGCCTTTTGCCGGTGATAATTTTCGGTGCGCCGCGGCCGCGTAAGCGGGGCGAACGCCTCGCCGCCGAGCCGGACGATGATTATATTTGCCTCGGGGAAGTGGAGTTCTGATATGCGGTCTGTCCGGGCATCGGTGATATCGAAAACGATCTGCTCGATCGCCTCTTTGGTGAGTCCCCGCTTTTTTGCAAGGCCGAAGATGGCCTGCAGCTGGCGTGTGGTTTTAGGGTATGGCATGGATTTCCTCCTACAGCCCTTGATTAGGTGCGGGCTGCTGACACGTTATACGTTATGCTTCGGCGCGGCCGCTTAGGCGGCGAGTTAGGCGGCGAGCTTCATGCGTTCGCGGACGGCGGCAAACGGCACCGGGGGCGTGACGGTGATCTGATATTGCTCGTCAAGCCACTTGGCGTAGGTCGGGTACCAGCGGCGGCCTGCGATCAGGTCGCGAAGCATGTTGTCCGCGGATTTAACGCTGACACCATAATCTCCGGCAAGCGATCGCGCCAGATCCGCGATCCGCAGACCGCAATCCTCTAATTCTCTTTTTATTTCTTTTTCGGTCATTTATGATAAAATTCCTCGTTTGTATTTGCTTGGAAATCACCGCAATAAAATCCAAGCTAGATCAGAATATTACGAATTGTGCAGTTTGTCAAGGAATATCTGTACGAATCGTACTGCTTATAAAAGATGGCTAAGGTTAGCGAGTTCGGCAGACGACTAAAGACCGCATTTAACAATGCCACTAACGGCGTAATCGCCAGACAATTAGGGGTTGCCGAGACAACGGTGGGCTTTTATGTGCGGGGGCGAATTCCCGACGCAGAAAAATTGATCGAGATCGCAAACCTTACAAATCGCAGCATTGACTGGCTTCTTACCGGGCGAGACAATGAGCAATCAGACGAGTACGAGCGGAAAATTTTTGATGAAGGGTTATTGATCGAAAAGATCGCTAAGGCGGTGGAACGTGAAAATCAAAAGAAGTCCGTTTCACAGATTGCACAGGATGAGGGGTTTCGTGATATGATGCGCGAACTCGTGCAGGAAGAGATCGCCAAGACGCGTAAGAGGTCGCGGTATGTGGAGATCGATTTCGGGCACGGGGAAGAACAGAATAAAAAGACGGGCTGACACCCGCTGGATTGCACGCAACGCAGACGAACACAAACGAATATGAAAATCCAAATACTCCGACGCACGCCATCGCACCGACAACGCCCCTATTTCCCGATACCAATACCCGCAGGACCGGCCGCCGCCATCGAGCAGGACGCGGAATGGATCGACATTGACAGCTACATCAGCAGCGGGCATGAAGAGACCGTTTTTGTCAGGGCAACGGGACTGTCGATGCGGTCAAAATATGAGGCGGGGATCGATGACGGCGATATGCTGGCGGTGAAGCTCACGGGATTTGCCGAGCCGGGCGATGTGGTTATCGCCCAAGTCAACGGCGAGTTTACGATCAAACGCTTAAAGCGCCACGCTCACGGACTATATCTAGTGCCGGCAAACGAGGACTATCCGCTAAGGCGGGTATCACGTCAAGATGATTTTAGAGTGTGGGCGGTAGTCTCGCACGTGATCCATAAACTCAGGAGGGCGGCATAACGCAAAAAATATGAAAAAGGAATTACCACCTGAAATTGAGGAGAGAGTGGTGGATATTGCAGGCATCGATAGAACGGTCTTCGATGCGGCCCGAATCGAAGCAATGATGACGTACATGAAGAGGAGTACAGGTCACGAAAGCCAGCACAAGATCGTGATGCTGCCCGGCACTGCGGAAAGCCGTCAGGAAATTTTCCACTTCGGATTTGTTTTCGCCAAGACCCTCGATCTTTTAGAGAGCGGAAAAGCGACAGTTGATCCCCAGATCGCGGAGATGTTTACTCAAAATAATTAGTGGTTGACGATGATTATCGTGCTCTGGCCGAACTGGTCGAGGATGAATCAAGTGATGAATAAATTAGCGATTTGTTTCGGGCTTTGCTTTTTATTATCGGTCTCGGTTTTCGCACAGCAAGCGACGGTGATCTCTGAAAAGGCGAATATGCGCGAACGGGCCAGTTCGTCGAGCAAGGTAGTGATGGTACTATCGCACGGTGCGGAGGTCGAAGTAGTGCAATCATTGTTGCCGTGGTATCAGATCAGATACGGAGGGCAGACGGGCTGGGTACACGGCAACACGATAAAATTATTGGAAAGGTCACTGGACGATACTGAGGACATATCTATTACGCTGACCGAGCCGTCCGAGATTAAGATCCCCGAGATCGCGGACTGGCAAATGTTCGACGATATCCAGAGTGCAACGCTCTATCACTATCCCGCCAAGATAAGGCGGAGCGAGAGGGCGGTGCACGTCTGGCTCAAGATGGTGCCAAAAAAGTTAAGTGCCTACAGGAAAAAGCCGGGCGTGAGCAAAGAATTCGCCTACAGCCTGCAATATATGACGATCAACTGCGACGAAGAAACATGGGCGCTTGATAACGAGATTTCGTATAACTCGAAGGGCGAGTCGATTCCGGCTAGGAATGGTTCCGCGTTTTTCTACGGCCCGATCCCTCCCGGATCAAAAGCGGAAAATTGGATGCGCAGACTATGCCGCTAGGCGGGAGGCTTTCTTTTTTTGTATTCTGAGGATATAGTCGTCGAGTGAGGAGCGATAGACGAACCAGTAGCGTCCGCGGCCGAGCTGGATGCCGTCGAGGGTGCCGTCCTCGATCATGGCGACGAGGGTCGGGCGGCTGGGCGCGGAACCGAGCATCACCTTTTGCAGAGCACGCTCGACAACGCCGAGTTTGAGCAACTCGTCGATGTACGGCAGCGGCAACTGATAGGCGTTTTTCATAGAATCAAGTCAAACCTAAAAAAGAAAAAAAGTCAAAAAAGCCTTAACAGCCCGTAAAAGCGGGCTTTTTTTTTGCGCGCAGGCGAGGCATTCTCGTAGGTGCCAAGGCATTGGCGTCCTCCTTGAAGCGGATAAAGGCCTTGGGACTGGCGGGACAGGTTCCATGGCCTTTATTTTTTGGAGGGGAGAAATGATATGGCACGGCTAACACAGACAGAGATCAAAACGCTTGCCGACGAGTGGGCGGAATTAGGTAAAAAGATCGACAAGGCGGCCAGCGCAATGGAGGCCGAACTGGAGCCGCTGGTCGAGCGGCACAACGAGGCGATGAAGCCGATCCGGGAAAAATGGGGGCCGAAGATCGCAAAGCTTGAGGCACGGCGTGACGAGGTCGAGGGGCAAGTACATGATTGGCTGCGGCAGCATGGAAAGCCGATCAGCATTGAGGGAGCCTCGGCGGTGGCGACAAACCAAATGAAAGAGTCGAGCCGCCGGATCGATGCCCAAACATTTTTTAAGAAGGTCAGTGAGCGCTCGGCGGCATTCTGGGCGTGCGTGACGATCGCTGTGCAAAAAGCCGATAAATATCTCGGCAAAGACCGGGTTGATGAGATCTCGACGAAAGAGGCTAAATTGGTTGCCTCGCTCAGCCTGAAATGACCGATATCGCGGGATAGCTTAGTGGTAAAGCGGCGGCCTCATAACCCGCAGAACGCAGGTTCAATTCCTGTTCCCGCAACCAAGATGCAACGACGAAGCGAGCGGCCGACCGTAGGCCTAGAGGTTGAACTAAAGACGTTTGGGAGAACGCGGACAACCTCGATTCGGTGACAGCCGGGAGAGACCGGCAAATATCTGAGGCGAACGCCGGCACACGCGGAGTAACGGTTTAGCAGTGACCTCAGCATTGAGCACTGGACTGCCGAAGGCGTGACAGCCCGGAGAGACGGGCTTTTATAGATGAGTTTTAGTGAGAAGGCAAAACTGACGTCACTGGCGATAGTGCATATCTTTGAGACCTCAAAGCCGATGGGAAACTATGCGGCGGTCGCGGTACTCAATGACGGCGCCGGCGTGAGCTACGGAATATCGCAGTTCACGCACAAGAGCGGCAGCCTTGAAAAAGTGCTCCGTCGATATGAAAAGCTGAATGCCGACGTACATAGCTTTGCCGCATATATTCTTCGGCTTGAAGACAGGAGCCCGGCCAACATTCAACGCGTTTCACAGGATAACGAGTTCAAGCGGCTACTTAAAACGGCGGCCGGTGTTCCGGCAATGAGGCAGGCACAGCGTGAAATCGCTTTTGAGCAGTATCTCAAACCGGCGATAGATGCCTGTGCCGGATCGGGCTTTGTGCTGCCGATGTCGCTGGCCGTCATTTACGACTCAATCAACCACGGTTCATGGGCGAAGATCCGCGATCTGGTGCCGGCACATCTTGCAGAAAAAGACTGGATCAAAACCTATGTCACAAAACGTGACGCATGGCTCGAGTCGGTGCAGCGGCTGCGGCCGACCGTCTATCGCACGGACTTTTTCCTTGCCCAGATAGCACGCGGCAATTGGAATTTGGACCTGCCGATGAATGTGCACGGGTACAAATTGACCGAACAGGACATACCGGCGAATGATTTTGCGGATCTGCGTGATGACGAGATATCGCTAGACATTCCGGTGCAAAATTCGGCAGCCGTTCCGCCCGCGGATGCGGATGCGACCGTGGATGCGACGGCCGCGATAGAACGCGTTACTGCCGCGCCGCAGTCTGCGAGCGCGCCGGTTGAGGTTGCTGTTGACGCGCCGCCGCCTACGGGATTTATGGCAAAGCTCAAGGCCCAAGGGGCGGCAATGCTCGCGGTGATCGGCGGCGGGGCGGGATTGAAGGAGTGGCTTGGCCTGCAGCTCTCGCATGAGACGGTCGAGCTGCTCAAGGTGCTGTTGCCGACAGTGTTGGGGCTCGGGTTTATCGGGTTCGTTGTCTGGTACGTGTCCGAAAAGATTGTCGGGTTCAAGACGTTGAAGATGCAGGCCGAGATCGCGACCGATCCGATGCGACACGATCTGGTTATCAGGAAGCAGTAAATGGAAGCCTCACCTTTTTTTACACCCGGATTTATCGTGCCGACCGCTCTCGGGTTGATCGGATTTGTTGCGTGGCTGATCAGGCTGGAGTCAAAAGTCAACACGGGGGAAAAGGGGATGATCAAGATCGAGCAGGCCGTCGAGGATAGCTGGGAGGTATTGGAGAAGCACCGCTCGAATGAGAATGTGCATTTCAATCAGCGGCTGGCTCAGGAGGTAGAACGCAGGCAGACCGATCGCATGGACCGGATGCAGGTGGATATCACCGAGATCAAAACGATGGTTAAGGAACTGAAGGCGACGACGAGATGAGGCTGTTGCGGGAGATCTGGGCCGGATTGAATTTTGAGACGCGTGTCGTCGGTGCCGCAGTCGTCGGAGTGTTGTTGCTGTTGCTGGTCGTGTTTGGACGAATAGCGGCGTGCCGTGACAGATCGGCCGAGCGGAAGATCGAAGACATTAAAGCGAATGCGGCGGTGCATGAGATCGAAGCGAATGTGCTTACAAATCAGAAAATCGAGGTGGAGAAACATGCCGTTGAGACGAATGCGAACGTTAATGCTGTGCTTGGGGTTGATTCTAATAAGCGGTCTGGCAATTTCGGCACAGTCAGGCAGCGGTGGTGTGATGACCACCCGCGAGACAGTCTCTGTCAGCAATGACCTGGCCGAGTGCAGCCGGATGCTGGATCAATCGATCTCGGAGGTTCGGGCATTAAAAAGTCAGGTGGCGGTGCTCGAAAAACTAAACGCCGTCAACAGTGAGATCATTGCGAAAAAGGATGAGCAAGTCACAGAGCAAAAGAAGCTGATAGCGATCTACGAAAAACGCAAAGGCACGAAGATCAGCTTCCTTTTCGGCCTCGTTAAGTTCACGAAATATTGAGCAGTTTGTCCGAGCTTTGGGTTGGGGCCGGGCAAACGCGGTGAGGCTGAGGTAAAGCGAATGGCAAGCGATCGTTCGTGATCGCGACGGCCGACTCTCGCCGCGAAATTTACGAAAGATGCCGAAACGATACTCCAGAGAGGCCGAGGAAAAATGCCGCGAACTGTATTGCAGGTACGGTGGGCGCAATCACGAACTGATCGAGCGCGACATGCGCAAGGCCGGTTGGCCCGGATGGCAGAAATCGATCCTTTACGACAAGGGTCGGGACACAAACGCCCGCATGGGCTGGATCACTCGGCTCGGATTTGAAAACTCGCTGCGGATCTACACACAGAAGCTGGCCGAAAAAGTCAACAATGATGAGCAGGCATTGTATCTCGGCATAAAAAAGGTTCGCGAATCCCTGCAGAGTACGGTCGAGGCGGGTGCGGCAAACAGAGACGAGATCTATCAGTATCGCGACTTCTGCAAACTGGAGATCGAGGCACGGAAAAATCTGGATCTATCGCGGGACAATTTCGAGACCTTCGTTTCGTGCTTTGAAAAACTCGCATTGTGGCTGGCACCGATCGATAAGGCGGCCGCAAAGGGACTTGTGAGGAACGGCGAACGGCTGACGGCGATGGCTCAGGCACACTATGGCAAAACGGACAAAATCGACAGCCGAACAGGCAGCGGAGAGGATGAGGGCCGCGACGAGCCGTTTAGCCTCATCGCTTTCGACCGATGAGGATTTTGATATTGCGTATGCTCCGCTGAGTTGGTGGCGCGAGCGTTGGGCGGATCGCGAGATCCAAAAATTGTTCATTGAAAACTTCATCTTCATTCGCGACGCGTTCGACGAGAACAAACTTGTGCGGATGAGGCTGAATGATATCCAGCTGCATTTGCTTGAGAATCTGACGGGCCGCGACGTGATCATCAAATCGCGACGGCAGGGCCTTTCCACGTTTTTTCGGGCCTTGTACTTTGCGAGTGCGGTGGTGAACTCCGGGCGCAATATGCGGATCGTGCCGCACGATCCCGACACAGAGGCACAGTTCAGAGCCGACCTGCGGTCGATGTACGAAAATCTGCCGCCGCATCTGAAACCGGACACGAAATATTTCAGCGAATCGCTGATCGAATTTCAAGACACGGCAAAGGGTGTCATCAACTCGCGGATCACGACGGCCAGCGTACAGCCGGGACACGAGGGGAAGGGCCGCGGCCAGACGATCACCGATCTGCATCTGACCGAGCCTCCGTTCTGGCGAGGCGATGCGAAGAAGGCGGCGACGTCGCTGCTCGAAGCGGCAAGCGGCGGCCGCGTAGCGGTCGAGTCAACAGCGTTCGGGATCGACTGGACACACGCTGTTTATCAGCAGGGGAAGAAGGGCGAGGCGGGATGGACGAGCTTCTTCTTTGAGTGGTGGTGGAAGCCGGAATATCGCATTGAGGGGGCGACATTCGCACAAGGCCGGAAAAAGGAATGGGTTCTGCTGCTGCCGGGCGAAACGCTCAAGGACGTTTGGAGGGTTCCTGATGCCGGCATTTCAGAGAGCGACCGTGTCGCGAAACGAAATAAATTTGACAGAGCCAAACTGACAGATGAGGAAACGGCGGTCTGCGACCCGATAGCCGCTCACCTGGTAAGGCAAGGCTATTTGAAGAGATGGAAAGGTTTCGCTGCGAGCAGCGACGAGGACAAGAGTGTCCTCGCTCCGTACATTGCGTGGCGTCGGCAGAAGATCGGAGAACTGCCGGGAGGCGAGAATCAGTTCAAGGTCGAGTATCCGGAGAATGATACCGACTGCTTCGAGCAGACGGGACGGCCGGTGATCAAGGCCAGCTATTTGAAAACCACGTGTGACCCGACCGAGGCGGTCGAGGGGCATGAGTATCTGATCGGATGCGATACCTCGCTCGGCCATGAGACGGGCGACTGGTCGGCTATCGAGATCATCGACCTGACGACCGGGCGGCAGGCCCACAGCGAAAAGCTGAAACGCTCTCCGGATCTGATCGCGTACCGGCTGCAGGAACTGCATGAGCAGTATGGCCGTGCGATCGTCGCGGTCGAGCGGAACAACACGGGCATCGCGACGATCCGCGAGCTGCAGAAGCTGATCGGAGAGGAATTTATTTTCAGATACCTCGACCGCCGGTTGCAGCGAAAGATCGAGGACGGAGACCTGACCGCCGATGAGGCTTTTGATGCGGCCGAGTTTGGTTTGCCGACGACGGCGGCTAACAAGGCCGAGTACGCAATCGAGCTTGAGAGAGCGATCAGGACCGGCGAGATCGGCCTGAGTTCGGAAGAGTGGTGTGAGGATGCGCGGACGGTCGTGTGGTTTGACAACGGAAAGTGGGGTGCGATGTCCGGCTATCACGATGACAGCTTTATCGCCCTCGCACTGGCGAACTACGTAAGAGCGAAACTGCTCGGCCAGTTTGTCGGATTTGTCGGCGTGATGCCGGAATCGTGATTAGTGGAGTGGTGATTATGGGCGGGATGCGTTTCTTTGCCGTCCATAGGCGTCCATTGCCGTCCATAGGCGTCCATGAACAGGCAATTTTGCGTCGCAATGTGAAATTGGATGTGTGGCAAGGGTTTGAAATCTGAAGCGGGCATAGGGCAATTAAACGCAAAATGAATTTTTGGGAGAGAGCAAAAATCGGATGGGAATCGTTTCGACGAACGGGCGGTATTGAACTGCCTGATTCGGGGCGTTCGTCCGAGGAAACACTGGGCGGGGCGATGAGCTCGTACCTCGCGGCCTTTGGAACGGTGTCGCCGGTGATCGATTTCGAGATGCTGGCGGTGCTGAAAAGGCTGTGGCTTTTCAATCCCGATTTTTCGCAGTACGTCGCAAACATCGTGCAGCTCGGCAATCCCGGCCACACGCTGGCGGTCGATGCGAAAAGCGACGCGGCGGCCGAGGCGGCCGTGAACCGTCTGAATGAATCTGCCTCGCGGCTCTATACGCACGGGGCCGGAGTTGACGGACTGATCAATCAGTATCTGACATCGGTGGCGTGGTCGGGTGCGATATCGAGCGAGGATGTGGTCAACCTTGCCGGACGGCGTGTCGAGAAAGTGGTACTCGTGCCGGTCGAGCAGATCAGGTTTCTCTACAACAAAGACCTGGACGAGTATGAGCCGTATCAAAAAAGCGGGCAGTTGGCAGTAGGCAGCAGGCAGAATCTGGGGCTGATAAAGCTGAATCAGGAGACGTATAAATACGTGGCCCTCGGAACGGTCGAAAACTCGCCATACGCAAAGCCGCCGGGAACGGCAGCGGTCGAGGCGATACTCGACGGCCAGCGGCCGATCATGGAAAACATACAGGCGATGGCCCAAAAGGTCGGACTGATGGGATTGATCTCGGCATCGGTTGTGCCGCCGCCGAAAAAGCCGAACGAAACGGATGCCGAGTATCACGCACGGGCATCGAGCTATCTGAAACGGGTCAGGGATGCACTGAAAGATTTTACGAAGGGGTTGCTCGTCACATTTCGCGATCAGCGAATCGAGCATACGCCGGTGACGACCGGAGCGACGGACGTTTATGACCTGAACCGCATTTCGGAAGAGCAGGTGTTTTCGGGGCTGGCGGCGATGCCGGGATTTCACGGGCGGACGGACTCGACGACCGAGACGTTCGCCGATGTGGTCTATTACTTGCTGACCGCACAGGTGCAAAACATTCAGCGGGTCGTGAAGCGGCGGCAAGAGGCAACGTACAGGCTCGACCTGCGTCTCGGCGGGCTGGAAGTGAACGGCGTATCGCTCGTTTTTAACAAGGCAAAATCGCGGAACGCTCTGGGCGAGGCACAGACCGAGGATCTGAAATTCCGGACAGTGCTGGAAAAGATACAGGCCGGAGCGATCAGCCCGGACGAGGGAGCAAGTGAGCTCGGGTATGATACATGGTTTGATCTCGAACGCCTGATGGACTATGCCGAGGAAGTGATCCACGTCAAGCGTGATGCGGATCCAGCGGCAAGCGGGCTGCGGCGGCTGATGACGCTGACATTTGACAAGGCGTCGCAGGCGTACCGCTATCAGCCGAAACGGCTGATGCTGGCGGGCGATCACAGCGACAACGTGGTTCCATTTGTAAAAAAAAAGGCTCTGCAAGCCTGAAGCTCACGGAAAAGCAGGTAGATGAAATACTTGAGAAATTCATTCAAAAATATTTGCAGATCGCGATGCGGTTCAATGCTGCTGCCGTGGATCGTGTTATTGACCGTGTGCGGCGCTATCTGGCCGAACACGAATACGACGATTTCAACAGCGCGGATCAGTTTGCCGACGATATCGTCCGCACGCTCGAAGCCGAGTACAAGCTGGCGTGGAGCGGGCGTCAGGCACGGGCAGCGATTCGCGGCATCGTCCGTTCGACGTATGAGTTTTACAGGCTCCGCGATGCGACGCCCTTCGGCGATGCAAGTCCGGTCAGGGTCAGATTCGGCGGCCCCGATCAGGCAGCGATGGAGTTTCTCGACAAACTCGATCATTTCTATTTCTCGAAATTTACGCCAAATACGGGAGAGCAACTGCGGAAGGTTTTTCGGCGAGAGTTTTTTGAGAACGGAGCGGCACTGTTCGGCCGGGGAAATGCCGAGCAATGGCAGCGTTTTCGTGAGGCGTTCGGGACGCGGGCAAAGAATCTCACGGACAAACAGGTCGAGACCATCGCAACTACAGCCGTACAGCGGACGCGAAACTGGGCTCATATCGAGACGCTTCACAAGGCGGGATTTGAGTACGCTGAGATCGTCGCGGTTCTCGACAACCGGACGACCGAGATATGCCGGGGCCTCAACGGCAAGTTCATACGCGTCGGCGTGGCTCACAAGGCGGTACAGAGGCTCAGCAAATTACAGCCGGGAGAATTTGCATACGAGATGTACGAGACGCCGATCGGCAAGGCGATCAGCAAAGAACCGACTAAGACGATCAGCAAATTTGTTGACGTTTATAAAAACGCCGACGGCGAGCGGTTTCGGATAATCGCCGACAGCCTAGTCGCTATGGGACGCGGATTCCCGCCGTACCATCCGAACTGCCGCACAAGGATGAAAGCGGTTTACGGTGTCAACACGGATTTTACAGAGTTACCAGTTCATAGTCAGGCCGACGATGTTGAAAATATGCTGACCGAGGCCGGCTATGGACTTGAAAAAAGAATCGATCACGACGAGCAGACCGTTTATCTGTTGTTTCGCGGTCAGAACGGACGGGAGCGGGTCAGGATTTCGGATCATGACTCAAGACGAGCCAAGCCATCGAAGTTTGATTACCGACCCGGCGACGATCTGAAGGATTTGATAGGAAAGGTTGAAAAAAAGGTTGGAAAGCCTTAGTCGATGGCGAATTCGCCGTCCTCAAAGTCGATGAAATAGTCAGAGGCTTTAGCGATCTGCCAAAGTTCATCGTCTGAAACGGTTTTTTCAGCGACTCTTTCGGCAATGGCACTGGCGGCCCGTTCGGAAACGAGAATAACGCCGGGAAAATTGAAAAGACGGTCGGCAATGTTATCGATTTGTTGTTCTGTGACGACCATAACGATTGAGAGCATAGCACAGATATGGCAGAGGTTGAAGTAAAAGTTGACGCATCGGCGCTCACGGAGCTTGCGGCGAATATTGAAAAGGCGAAGGGCGAATTGCTCGTACGGCTCGCGGCCGTCGGTGCCGACATGATGCGAGAGGAGGCACCGTTTGCGACCGGAAATCTGTATCAGGGCATCGCTCCGGCACAGATCGACGCGGCAAGCGGAACGGCGACGATCACGGCGACGGCAAAGCGTCCGTCACTGTCAGGCGGCACCGGCGAGATCTATTTCAAAGGCAAGCCGACGGGAAAAATTGTGAGCCTAAAACCGCAGCCGGAGTTTAATTATGCCGAGGCGGTGGCACGCGGCAGGCCGGAAATACGGCCAAAGGGAAAGGCGTTGCTGATACCGCTGCGAAACGCAACGCCGCTCGGAAATTATGTAAGGATCGACGGCGTTAATTACATCTACGCCAAACGGGCAAAGGCGGTGGCGGCAAACCCGTTTCACGAACGAGCGGCCAAACGGCTGGAACAGGAAGCTCCGGTGATAGCGGATGAGGTGTTGAGAAAGTTTGTTTGATCGAAGTTGTGAGTGGTGAGTTATGGGTTATGAGTTTCAGAAAATCGTTTCGAGCAATTTGGAGTCGGCGGCGTATGACGCCGACAGTGAATCGATCATCGTGCGGTTCAAGAACGGCACGGCTTACAGATATCCGAACTGTGACGAACGGCTTTGGAAGGATTTTCAGAAGCAGTTCGACGGCAAGCAAGGACGCTCTGCCGGAAAGTATTTGAACGCCCATCTGCGGCCGAAGGCGTATGAAAAGTTGTGAGTGGTGAGTGGTGAGTTGGCAGAGTCAAAGATCGAGGCAATTATCAGCATGAACAAGGGATTTCAAAAGATCGATGAGCAATTGAGCGTGAGCTTGGGCGGTAAGGTCGGCGTGGCGAAGTTTCGGGCTGAGATACCGGCTCAGGCGGTGACGGATGATGTCAAGCGTGTGCTGGGCGAGGCTACGCTGTGGAGCAGCCGTCATCAGCGGGCGAGCGTTACGGACAACGTCGATGTGCCAGACGGACGGCCGATGCTGACCGATGACCGCTATGTGTATGCGGATTTTCGGGCGTTATCGCAGGTGCTGCTCCGCAATCGAGGGCTTGATTTCTCGACCGACGGGGTGCTGAAAAAGGCCGTGCCGATGCTGCTCGGCAAGACGGTCTATCCGAATCACGAGTTTGACGACGTGAACAACTGGGTGGGCGTCGTCTCGCAATCGACCTGGGACGCGAAGGGCGAGAAATCGAACGGCGTACCGGGCGTAAATGTGGAGATCAAGGTCGATGCCTTTCTCAACTATCGCCTCGCGTGCGGGCTGATGATGACGCCGCCGGCGGTCAACTCGATGAGCTTGACGGTGGTATTCGAGTTCGAGTACTCGCATCCGCAGATGGCGATCGAAAACAGCTGGAAGTTTTACGAGAATCTCGGCGAGGAGATCGACGGCGAGGTGGTTCGCTTGATCGTGACAAAAGTGGTCGAGGTATGGGAGGCGTCGATCGTCTCGGTCGGCGAGGATAGGCTGGCCAAAAATATTACGACGGAGAGCGACGCTCAGACAAAAAGTTTTTCGGCAGAGACGGCCGGAACGGGGGCGACAAGTGCGCCGCCAAATTCAAAAGACGAGGAAAAAAGAACGATGAGACTAACAAACGAACAAAAAGCGAAGCTCGGCATTGAGTTTGACGGCGACGATGTGCCTGAGACGGACATTTTTAACGCCGCCGATTCGCTGGCCGACAGGCTGGCTGCGGTTGACACCGTCAACCTGGAACAACTGAATGCACGGGCTGCGGCCGGTGACATGCTGATTGCGGAAAAGCGTGCGGACGTGATGCGTCTGGCACGGCTGGCAGAGCTCGGAGCCGAGGACGGCGAACTAAATGCGGTGCTGGTCGAGCAGATCAATGAGGCGTCGGTCGAGCGGCTCCAGCAGCTCGGCGACTATTACGGCAACAAGGCGGCTGATCGATTCCCTGCCGGGGGACGCTCATCGCTGGAGGATAACGAGGCGGTCGATAACGCGGGCGGCGTTTCGGCGGCAGAGGCTGAGCTTCCGGAGGTCGGACTGCTCTAAACACCACCGAGTTTTAGGACCGGTGGCGAAAGCCGGCCGGATCAGAGGAGACAAGAAATGAAAGTACTAAATCAGGTTGAGGGGCTGTCGATCACGGCAACGGTCGTGACGGCGAATCTCGCAAAGGATCAGTTGGTCAAAATCACCGGCGACAAGACGGTTGATAAGGCAGGCTCGGGCGAAAAGGCGATCGGGCGTTTGATCGTTCCGGCGAAGTCGTCGAGCGGCAAAGGCACGGTCGAGGTCCTCGCGAAAGAGCGTGTCGAGGTGAAGTTCAGCGGCAACCTTGCTGCCGGAACGTACGTTCGCCTCGCGGCGGTCGATGGGGGCACCGGGGAGAGCGTCGTCCAAGTTTGGACCAGCGGCTCGCACCCGGTCGAAACGCTGTATGGCATTGTCTGGAAGGGTGCAAATAACGCACTCGGCGAAGTTCTGACGTTTTAGTTCGGAACCGATAGGAAATTTTCACCATAGGAGACATAGAAAATGAGTTACGGACTGAAAGGAAAGATCAGAGAGGCGGTGCTTGCGATGCAGGTGATCCGGAAAGGGTCGGCTACGCAGGGCGGCCGCGAGATATCGCTTCGCCAGTATATGGCGAAGCATTTTAAGGACGCGAACGGTCAGGCACTCACGCCGCAGCACCTGTTCGCGGAGCTCGGGATCAACGAGCAGACGACAAAGGTTCACGAGCTGATGGATATGGAGGACGGCGGCTTTGTGATTGCGGAGCTTATCCGTCAGAGCGTTCGCCGCGGCATGGGTATCGCACAGCGTGAGCGGCTCACCGAGATGCGTGAGCGTGCGATAGCCTCATTCGGACCGATCACCGGCGAACATGCCGGCGGGCAGCGTTTTGTTTCGCCCGAGGTTTTTCTTGATCCGGTCAGCCGCGGTGCGGTACAGGGCACGTTTTACCCCGATCTGATCGCCCGCGAGATCTCGGTCGCTCAGCCGCAGGCTGTCGTTCCAAGGCTTAATCTTTCGGATGCGGCCATGACGGATTCGAGCGAGGCCGCGACCATCGAGGAGGGCTCGGTCAGTTATGACACCAAGACCGTCACCATCCCGAAAAAGGGTCGCGCGATCAAGATCACGGACGAGGCGATCAAGTTTTCGTCTTTGAGCCTGCTCGCACTCTTTATGGAAGATTTTGGGCGAATCTTCGGCCATACGCTAAACACGATGGCTATCGACGCGATCGTGAACGATTCGCTCTCGTCAACCGCCGAACCGGCTCCGGTCGTCGGTGTCGAAAGCACGACCAACGGCATCACGTGGTATGACCTCGCACGGATCGCGATCCGCTTGGGGCTGATCGGCCACACCGGAACGCAGATCATCGGCAACGAGACGACAGCACTCAATTATCTCAATCTGCCCGAGGTCAAAAACCGTCAGATCGGAACGCCGCTGCTCACGACGGCACTCAAAACGCCGCTGACGATGCCCGAGGAACTTTATGTTTCGGGCGGCGTCGGTGCGTCGAAGGTTGTCATACAGGATCCGTCAGCGTCGATCGTGCAGCTTACGGCACAGCCGCTGCTTGTCGAGACCGAACGTCTCGTTATGAAGCAGATCAACGGGACGGCAATGTCGATCTATACCGGATTCGTCAAGCTCCAACGAAAGGCGAGCGTCATCGTGGACGGCTCCATCGCGTTCAGCGGCAACGGATTCCCGGCGTACATGACGCCGTATTCGGGCTAGGGGTTAGTTGTGAGTGGTGAGTGATGAGTGATGAGTCTTAAGCCGGAAGCATTCCTGCTCACAACTCATAACTCACAACTCATCACTCATCACGGAGGAGTTATGACAGAGAAAGCAAACATTGGCGACATGGTTGAACTCGCGGACAAGACGGCGGGGTTTACCGATTCGGTGACGGGGTTTGACCTGTCGCGGGAGCAGCAGAAAGAACTGACCGAGCCTATCGGCGAGCGGACACGTCAGGCGATATTGAGCGGCGGGCTTTTGATCGTGGAGAGTTCGAAGAGTTCGGAGAGTTCGGAGAGTGCAAAGCCCACAAGCCGAAAACCTAAGACCTAAGACCTAAGACCAAAAATGACACTCATTGACACAGCCGAATTTAGGACGAGATTTGACATCTCGCCGGACGTGACCGATGCACGGCTGACGCCGCATATCGGTTCGGCGTCGCGTCGGCTGCGTCGATGGGTGAGCGATGCGGTTTATGATCAGGCTGTTTTGGATGTCGATACCGATGTAAAAAACGATCTGCAAAATGCCGAGGCTTATCTCGCCTTTCATTTTGCGTTGCTCGGCCTGCACTTCAACCTGTCGAGCAAGGGCGTGCTGGTCGAGTCACAGGCTGGCGAAGGCACGGAGCGGCGGCGGTATCTGCTGCCGGAACAGATCGCGGCACTATCGACGCAGATGCTGGAAATGGCCCGCGAGATCGCCGAGCCATGGACAAACCTCGATCAGGTGCCGGAAAGCTCATGGCTGAGCGAGGAGGACTGCGGCTGATGGCATTAGGCACTCGTACAATTTTGGTTCATGCGGTTCAGCAGGTTTCGCAGAGGGCGAGGTTTCGTTTTTTGCCGGTGCTGACGGGCGACGGTGACGACGTTTTGCTCGAGCGCTATTACGAGGTCGAGACCGATCGAGTCACAGGCCTCGGCGAGATCGATCTGCCGGTAAAAGCGTCCGGCACGATCACATATCGATTTGAGATATCGAGCTATAACGGAACCACTCGCGGAAAAGTTAATGTATCGCCGGGCGACCCGATCAGCCTGGGCGAATTGATCCTGTCAAACGCTCCGGCGACCGATCCGCTGAAAGACTATGTCGATTTAGTGCTCTCCGAAGCAGTGACAGATCTACAAAGATTATCTGAAAAAGGTGAGCCGGACGGGTATTGCCCGCTGGACACTGCCGGCTTTATCGCTCCGGCGATCACCGGCTGGAATCGCGTGCCGAGCGAGGGCGACGGCGTTAGAAATCTGCGGCCAACGGGCATCATATCAAAGCCCGTGGGCACGGCCTACATATACGGCGGTAATGTTGTGCAGATAAACAAAAACGACGGCATTTCGAACTTTGATCTGGTCGACACAAACGGGGAATATAAGTTCGACACAATTTGGTCGGACGGCGGAGAGTTCATCGACGGGGATGAACTGTATATAACTAACGTCTCGGACCAGTCCATAGTGGCCGACAGCAATGGGCCGACATACGGAGACGGCTACGCACTGCTGATGGGCACCGGGCGGCCATTTCTCGTCTGGCCCACCGGTCAGACCATTAAATGCGTCTTTGACAGCAACGAGGAGCGTTTCCGCGTGCTTCCGCTCTTTAGCTCGACCGAAATAACGTTTGGCGGGATTGACGATTATCTCGAAGGTGGAATTTCGGAGGAGTCCTACTGGCAGTTTCACAATGTCATCACGCTCGTTTCGGTCTCGCAGGTGATCGAACTGAGCAACAACATTCCGGACGGATTTCGTGCCGACTTTATGGCCATGACGAGCGATCCGGTGGGGTTTGCTGTGGTTGGCGGCTCGATTGCGAATCGACAAGGCCACACACAGATCGCCGGCCGATACGGCGTTGTGACCGTCCTTAAGGCCGGCGGCCAATTCTTCCTGTTGGGGGATACAGCAGCATGATCTGTCTGGGGATAATTGCTGCGGCGGGAAAATCCGACGGTTACGCGCCGCCGTCGGCTATCAGGGTACACAGTGCGGGTGTCGGCGTCTGGCCGCGAGACCTGCCGCATTACGAGGATCTGAACGGGAAACCCAGATATGGGACGGTTTTGCCATACTACGACGTTCGTTGGGCGGATGATTTGGGGCTGCCCGGCGAATTCTTGTGGATCTTTGCGGTTGGCAGCTCACGCAACGTGACCTATTGGTCCGGCGAAGACGTCGCTGACCCGACATTAGTAACAAACTGGGTTATGGACATCGTCGCGTCGCCACCGCCACAGATCACGGGAGTCGATTAGGATGAAGCCGACGGAAAGTTTGTTGTTTGAGTTTCTCGCGGAGCATATCGACGCGGCGGGCAGCGGGGATGTGTTGTATATGGCCGAGTTGCACGATACGCCGTATCAGACGATCAAGACCGATCGCGGCGTAAGGGTCAGCGAGGCGGTCGGCCACTTTGCTCTCGGGCCGGAGATGGTTGTCGGCGAGTTTGACATGCAGGTGATCGTCACTTGTTATGCGAGAGTTCAGGGAACGGAAAAGACTGACCGCCAGCCTGCGTTGCAGGATGTTTTTGATCTCGCACGAGCGGTCTTCCAAGCGGTGACGGATGACTCGACACTGGGAGGCCGAGTGTGCGATTCACTGATAGGCGAGTGCCGCCGCGGCTATGACGTTTTTAACGGCGAACCGTTTGCCGTCGTTAATCTGCCGGTGGTCATCAACCCGCGAGCTTTAGGCAATTTTTAGACGGAGGAACTTATGGCTAAGAAAGAAACTTATACGGTCACTGCGGCAGCCGACGCACCGGATGAGGTGTCGGTCGGCAACTTGCGGGTGAAAAACAACAACGGCAAGTATGTGACGGACGATCCGAAATTTGCGGCTTATCTTCAATCGAACTATGGAGGGCGGCCGATACCCAAACGGGCAGCCGCTAGACCAAAATCAACAGTGAAATCAACGACGGCCACCGCGAAGATCGCCTCAGGATCAACCGGTGAGGAGAATAAAATAGGAGCATAAAAATGGCAGATACTTCGACCGGACGCGGCTACGCTATTGGGCTGCAAACCGATTACACAACAGCAAAAACCCTAACGGCCGGTGCCTTGAAACGCCTGATCTGCACCGATGACAACACGTTCGACTACGAGCCGAGGACGAGCGATGACGAGGCGTACGCTCACGGCCAAAATCAGGCGACCGAGCAATGGCTCGAGGGCCACGATGGGACGATCCAGCACACGATGCCGGCGTACATCGATCAGATGGGCTACGTCCTCGCTCTGAACCTCGGAAATTACGCGGTCGGAACGCCTTCCGGCGGCTCAACGTCTAAAGAGCACACCTTTAAGCCGCAGAATCCGAGCGTATCGCGGCAGGGCAAGGCCGTGACGTATGCCGAGACGACCGGGCCGGGATGGAACGTTCTCGTTCCACGATGCGTTGCTAACGGTTTTTCGATAAAAGGGGATGACCTCGGGCACCTAACAATGGATTTCGGACTGCAATCAGCGGGCAAGGTCGATCCGGCGTCGGGGGCGACGTGGACGGGCGGCTCACCAACTGTGGCGACTCCGACAGACCGCGCGAAATTCTTTAATACGCAGGTCGCTTTGAAGGTGACGCCGAGCGGTGAATCGCAGGTGGTATATGCCTGCCGATACAGATCCTTTGAGCTGAACTATCAGCAGTCGCTGCTGCTCGACGCGGGATTTAAGCCCGGCTGCGGCGAGTTCCTGACGCCCGGCGACAGCACATCGGGCATCATTCGATCGGCCTGCGAATTCGATAAACAGACCGCCGATTTCACGATGCAGGTCGATATGGCGTCCGGTTCGCCCGAACTCGTCCACTTACAGGCACAAAAACCGATCGCGGTTCAGATCGAGGCGACCGGCGGCCTCGCCGAGCTTGGCGTCAATAAGAAACTGACGATCGACATCCCGGTCGCGTATTACAAAACGACGAAGCCTAGCCAGAAGAACGGCATCTACACCTTCACCATTACGGGCAAGGCATTTTACGATTATGTGACTTCGAAGATGCTGCAGATCAAGTTGATCAACAACATCGCCACGTACGCGAGCGGTTGGTAGGCTGTTCGCAATTGCCGCGGACGGTGCCGGCCGCCGTCCGCAAACTTTCATTAACCGGAGACAAAGTATGTCAGAAGCAACAACCCAAACGGCAGCCGAAAAAGTGATCTATGATCCGGCGGCCAAAAACAAATTCGCCTTTGAGATCAAAGCAAACGGCGGCGTGTACGATCTCGCCGTGGTTTTTAATGAACTGACGGACGAACGCTATCTTCGTTGGATCAAGGATTTCAACGTCACGGGCAGCGAGGACGAGGTATCCGAAAGCTCACGCGAGGCGTCGGCCGCACTGTGGGACGATATCGTCGCGGCGGTGGAGAATATCGAATACGACGAGGGTGCGGATTGGAAATCACTGATCGATCCGCAGGATAAAATTGATTCCCTCAATCAATTGCTGGCCGTCGCCATCGCCGACGGCGAAAAACGCACCGGCAAGCTGCGGCTTGGCGTCGTTGACACTATCGCGATAAAAACGGAAGCCTTTTTTAACGGCGAGATATTGGAGCAGACTCATACGCTGCGGCCAAAAACCATCGAGCTTGAGAAAAAATATGTGCGGATCCAGTCGAAACGATTCAAGGAAGAAAAGGTCGGCGGATCGTTGAAACGTAAGAAGTCGATCCGATACGTACCGCAAGACGAGGCCATCGGCCAACTATATGATGAGATCGCGATCAGCGTCGAGGGCTTCCCGCGGCCCGATCCGATGGACGTGCCGCTGCGGTTCAAAACGGCGGTGATACACGAAATGTTCGCGTCGCGGCTCGACCCAAAAAAGTAGCAGCCGCCGCGGACGCTGTCCGGCATCGTGTGTTGACCGCAGCCGGTGAAACGTTCGAGGGCGGCGATACCACGCGGTGTCCGGGTGAAGCCTCGTGCGATGACTGGCAGCAGCCGTTCGACGGCGACGAAGAGATGAAAGAGCAGGCAATATGCTTTGGCTGCTCTAAATTTCCGACAAAGCCGAGCAGGGCGAATTTCAGCACCGGGCCCACAGCCGAGGAAATAGATGATCTGGTCAATGACATCGAGTCGATCATCGATTTTGAGGACGCGGGGCTTGCGACGGACTGGAGCGAATATCCTATCGAATACGCACAGCTCGCCGTCATTTGGCGAAATGCTGAGAAGGAAATTTCCGAGATCAGATCGAGATATCTACACACGCTTGTCAAGAGCTTTATGAAGTGATGCCGAGAACCGTACCTGCAAATCTTGCGACCATACTGGCGGGGCCGCGTATGATCGACCACACGCTGACGCTGACATTTCCCGACGCGTCGGTGATGCGTTTTGCCACGTCGCCGCTGACCATTGGCGGCAACGATTATTCTAATGACTTGGAGAATGTCCGCGAACTGCGGCAGACGCTCGATGCGGCTCCTGACCGCGTCGGCGTTGAACTTCAGAATGAAGATCGTGTTCTATCAGTTCATTTGGCCTCGAACTGGCAGAAATGGCGAATATGCGAAGCTGTAGTGGGACGGTATTATCGCGGGGGTCTGGGCTTTGCCACAGCTCAATGGGTTGAGATGTTTCGAGGCGGCGTACAGCAGCCGAAAGCCGATGACAGGCAACTGACTTTCGACATTCTGCACGATGCCCTGACGCCCGGAGCGATAGTCAGTAACGGAACGCTCAATCCGCTTTGTCAGAATGTGTTCAAAGATCCGACAACCTGCGGGTATGCGGGCAGCGAAACGTCCTGCGATCACCACTTGAGATCCACAACGGGATGCGACGGCCTCGGCAATTCTCACCGTTTTCGCGGGATGGAACATCGCTATAATCCCGATGCTTCTGCTCCGGGCAGCGGCGGCAATATCGGCGGCGGCTATTGTGTGCGGAGCGATCAGTTTATAAAAACTCGCTCCGGCGTGAAGCTCGCCGGATTTATTACAGAAAGCGATCAGCTTTGGAACCCGATCAGGCGGCAATTCTTTGACGTTCGCTCGGTCAGGCTGATCCCGGATCAACCGATATGGGAACTTGTCACAAGTAACGGTGCCGTCGGTTATTCGACACCAACGCATCCGGTCATCTGCCATCGGGCACATCTGACCGGTGCGGCGGTTAGCCGATTTGAGCCGGACGATACGATCGTTACAGAGGCTGGCGGCCTTCTGAATGATTTTTCCTTCGTGCTGATCTCACGTTCGACCGGCCAACGGGCAGACGTGGTCCTGATCGAGATCGACAGTAACGAACAGGGCGACAAGATCTTTGCCTACGGAGATTCGTTCGACAGCGGCAAATTTATTGTTTGTCATAATGCGAAGCAGGTGGGAACGCTCGAGGTGTAGAGATGGGCTTTGTTGATCACTTAAAAGGTGCCGATACGAACTCACTTACGCTGGAGATGGCGTTTGGGCGGCATGTGATCGAGGGCGACCTTGCCAAGTCCAACGTGACCGGCACGTCGCCGTCGCACGTTGTAAAAGTCCAGCACATACTCGGCAACACGCTCGGAAAGGGGTGGAGCGGCCCCGAGGGCGTGTGGTTTAGAGGCGTCAATCGGCCCGCATCGAAATATAGGTTTCACTCCGGTTTATACGTCCCCGACCCTGCGATCAAGGCGTTTACGGCGAACGGCATAACCGATCAGATCACGATCACCGCTCACGGATACGCCAATGGCGATATGCTGATCTTCCGACCCGGCAGCCTGCCGGCTCCATTGGTCCCGGCCCTTATATATTATGTACGCGATTCGGCGGCAAATACCTTCAAGCTGGCGGCAACGTCGGGCGGTTCGGCCATCGATCTGACGACCAACGGCAGCGGCGTTCTCGAAGTGTATAAAAATCATCCCACGCAGGGCATCGACCCCGACTGGCAGTCGGACCACAATCACTCGAACACAGCATGGATATCGCTGGAGTGCCCTAACGGTTCCGAAGTCGGCATTCCGGACGCTAACACAAAAGACAATGCCCCGACGGGTTTCAGCGGCGTCTTCAAGACCCAACTAGGCGATATCTATGACGAGTCCGGCAGCGTCACCGCGTCGTCGCAGTTCTTGACAAATCCCGCCGACGTGCTGGCTTTCGGACTGATGGAGATCCGCAAATATGACAGTTCACGCATCGATTGGACGTCGTTGGATGCTCTGCGAACTGCGGCGAATGGGACCGTCACGCCGGATTACACGACTCTGCCGGAAGGGATCGGCCTGACGGGGCGATACTACGACGGAACCTCTTTCGGAACGTTGAAATCGACACGTATCGATCCGGTCATCCAATTTGATGTGGCGAGTGGAGAGCCGGCCTTGGGTCTGGATCCCGATTCGTTTTCGGTCCGATGGGAGGGCAAAATTCGGCCGAAATATTCCGGAACATATACGTTCTACCTCACGCACGATGACGGAGGCCGCCTGTATATCACCGATATGACGACCCCGATCATTGATCAGTGGGGGAGCGGATCGGCAACCCATTCGGCCACCGTTGCGATGACTGCAGATCAGTTCTACGACATCAAATTGGAATGGTATGAGAGCGGCGGTGCTGCTCAATTCAAACTCGAATGGGAGCTGACAGGTCAAGAATCACGCAAGGTGGTTCAACAAGACAGACTATATCCGTTCGCCGATACGCAGAAACGTTTTGAGTGCCATGTCGCTTTTCCGCAGTTCACAACGTTCAATGAGTTTTTACGGGCCGTGCTTTTTCAATGCAATGGCGACTGGCAGGACGCGGACGGCAAGCTAACGTTCTTTTGTGTCGAAGACCTTAGCCCGACGTTTGCATTTGACGAGAGCAACATAAAAAAGAATACATTCAACTATTATCCGAGATATTCGCAAAGCGAATTGCTGCAGCTGCCGAATCGATATCTGGCTGACGGCCGCGATCTCGATTCTCGATATCTGGAAAAATTTGACCCGCCGCTCTACTATGATCTGCCGGAGCTTCAAACGACCGCGGGCAGAGTGATCGAAGAGAGCGTGTCGGTCGGCAATGTGCGGCGATGGCAGGGCCTGTCAAATCTCGCTCACTATGCAAAGCTGAAATCCTCAATCATGGTCGTCGAGTTTGAAGGCACCGCGGCCACCTATCCGGTGCTGAAAGGCGATCTTGTCACCGTGAGCCACTCGATCGCCGGATGGACAGATAAGCAATTTCTCGTGATCGAGGCTACGGATAAGCAGCTGCCCAAACGCGGCTCAAACGAGGGTGCGGACGATCGCATCTTTAAACTCCTTGAGTGGACGACAAGCGGGGGCGACGATAATGATGATCGCTAATAAATGGAATCAAGGCGCTTGGATCCCGACCGGCGGCCTGCTCGCTTGGCACGCGGCCGATCAGTACAACGCCGCCGATGTTTACGACCAGAGCGTGAACGGACGTACCCTAAGCGGCGATCCCGGAAACTCGGCCGCACTCGTGCCTGATCATATAAATGGGCTGCCGGCACTCTACTTCGATGGTACGGTTGGCCCCTCGAATTGGACCGGGTCAGTCACGCCGGCACACGTTTTTGTAATCACCGGATATGACGGCACATCATTCGGCCCGGCCTATTGCGGCCTGCTCACCGGTAGTACTGCGGGCGATATACTCGTCGGCAATATATCCTCGGCAAACTGGTTCAATTTCAGCGATGGCCGCACATATCGGCGATATGACGTCGAATTCCCAGAATCAGCCGCACCGGGCGTGTTCGGCACGATCGGCGTTGTCGAGGTCTCGCGGTCGAGCGGCTGGTCGCTCAATGGAATCCAGATTGGGCAGCAGCGGAGCTTTACGGACCGATTGTGGAAGGGCTATTGGTGCGAACATCTGATCTATGATCGTGTGCTTTCTGATATCGAACGCTGGAAGATCTATCGATACATCGCCTGCAAATACCAGATCTGGCCGAAGATCCTTTCGGGTGTATCGGTTTTCCCGTTTCCTTCAGAAAACACAACTCAAGGTGAATTAGGCCGTGAAACGTACTCAAGCGAACCATACGACGGCGATCCGACCTATCTGATCCGAGGCAATTTCAAAAATGGCAGTCAGTTGGATTTCGGCGTACGCCGGCAGGAAGAGATAGACGCCGCCGAAGCGTTCTACAAACTGCATCATCCGTCTGAGCGGTTTGCGGTTCGTGATTACCGATATTACCCGTACCGCGACACGATCGGTCGCTTCACCTCGTCGCTCAGAAAGTCGGGCAGCGATGTAGCTTATCGATTCAACTATTCATTCGATTTCGTGGAGGTGTAATGGCAGACCGAACTGTAGCGCTCAATATCAAGGTCAAAGATGCCGAGGTCAAACAGGCCGAGGCATCGCTCAAGCGTCTGCAAGATGCGGCCAATAATGTTTCCAAATCAGGTGGCGGGCTAAAGGGGGCCGACCAAGACGGTGCCATCGCAGCGGCCGCCAAACGCGTCGGCATTTCGTACGAGCAAATGGCCGCTCGCATGAAGGGCGTGACCGGAGTTTCAAAAGAGGCCGCCGTGGCGATTTCCGATGTTAGCGCGGCAGCGTCTGCGGCCGTTCCTGACGTTGCTGCCGCCGCAGAGAGTCTAGGTGGTCTCGGAGCCGCCGCCGGTCCTGTCGGTATCGCCATTGCTGTGATCGTCGCGGCGGTCACTGCGGCGGTCGCGGTTGCCGTAAAACTGACGAAAAAAGCATTTGAGCTGGCAAAAGCTTTTGCGGACTACACGGTTGAGATCGGCAAGGCGGCCGAGGAAACCGGCCTCGCAGCTGAAACGGTGTCGGCATTGAGATATGAGTGCGAGGCTGCCGGACGCGATTTCGGCACGATCAGCAGTGCAGCAAATAATTTTCGGACGCAGATCGGGAAGGCCGCCGCCGGAAACAACGAGGCTCGAAAATCTTTTAATCTGCTCGGCCTCGACGGCAAGAAAGCAATGACCGATATCGACGGGGCTTTCCGCTCGGCGATCGCAACGATCTCGGCGGCGAAGAACCCGGTCGATCAGATGCGTCTCGCCATTGCCGCTTTTGGCGACGAAGGGCCGCAGATGATCGCCTTTATCCGCGAGTTTGCCGGCGATATCGGCAAGCTGGAAGAAAAAGCGTCGGAGCTAGGGCTGACAGTGTCGGGTAAAGATGTGGCGGCCGCAAAGGAATTTCAACGAGCCTACGCCGACGTGCAAAAGCAGGTGCAAAGTGTCGGCATGGCCTTTGGTCGCGAGCTTATGCCCATCGTCGCTCAGGCAATGCGGGAGCTTGGAGACTGGGTCGGCCGCAACAAAGCTACGATCACCGACTGGGCCCAAACCACCGCAAATTTTGCCCGAGGAGTCATAAAGGAATTCAAAGAAATCATCCAGTTTGTTGAAGATCATCCGATCCTGACGCGGATACTGCTTGGCGTAGTCACCTCAGGACAATCTGAATTTATTAAGGGCGGCGTTGACGGTGTATTGAACGCGGCCAGTGTAATCGCCCAAAAGGGAGCCAGTACTCAGGGAACTATAAATTACGACCGCCCTTCTGCCACTAATGATCTGCAGGCACTGGCCGCCCAGCAAGAAGAACTCCAACGTCGTCAGGCAGAGCTGAGAAAGTTGGCGGAGCGTGATCTAAATGCGGCGATAGAGTACGAGAAAAATGCGGCTTCGATCGTGATCACCAGCTTCAATAAGGCGTTCGAAACTATCAAGGATCGGTTTGAAAAATCAGGCGATGTTGAGGCATTCAAATCGCAGATCGATTCGATAGTTAACCAATACATCCATCAAATTACGGCTGTCGAAAATGTCTTGATGCAGTTGGAGAATCGAAAAGCGGCTGCCGACAAACTGACACCAAATGAAAAGACAGTCCTTAAACAGGACCAATCCTCACGACGGGACGAGTGGACGAGCAAATACGTTGACGCGCAAAAGAAAGCCGTCGACGCCATCGCATCGTATGAGAAAAAATCCTCAACCGACGCTTTGAAAAATTACGAGAGTGATATGGCCAGGCGTAATGAGATATCGGCCGCGTCGGCCCAATCCCGCATACTTGAATTGCAGAGAGATCACGATCTACAGATCCTTTCTGAGAAGGAGATGATTGAGACGATCAACAAAATCGAACTCTCAGTGTTGGAAAAACGCAAGACGGAGCTACAGGATTATCTTAGAACGGTTGTCGGCAACGCGGAAAAGGAGAAAGACGCAAAACATCAGATCGCGTTGGTCGATGAACAGATCACCCAACAACAGATCACAAACTCGAACCGTGTTCGCGAAATGGAATCGCGAAAACAGGAGACCCTCAATAAGATCCGTGAACAGTACGAGGGCGTCAGGCGATCGATGGAGGATGAACTGGCCGTGTTACTCCGTGGCGGCGTCGGACTGTCACGGTATGAGCAGGCACTGCGGGCCGTCAATCGCGAGTATAAGGACTGGTCGGCTGAACAAAAACAGGCGATCATCGATCTGGCCGCTCAGGCTGACGCGGTTGAGGAACTGAATAAACGTCATGCAGAGCTGAAGGACTTCTTTAACCAAACACTCACCTACGTTTTTGAGGGCGATTTCAAAGGTTTGTTCGAGAACATGCGACGAAAGATACTAGGGGCCTTCACTGAGAAATTATCAGGCATACTCGCGACAAATATCCTTGGGTTTGACCCCAACGCGACCGATAATCCAGTGGCCAAACCGATCGTTGGCAAGATCGATAAAACGAATCAGATCCTGACAGCAATAAATACTCGTCTCGGCGGCTCCCCAGTCGCCGGTATTGGCGGCCTTGGCGGCCTTGCATCGATTTTTAGCGGTGGCTTGGGGCATGAGAACGCCCATCTGGCAACGGGACAATCAACGGCCACCGGTGCAGGATTGTTGGGCCAAGAAGGTGGCTCAGGACATCAAATAATGAACCTTAGCGGCCTGTGGAAAGACCTTAAAAAGATCTTCAGCACCGGCGAAGGCGGCATATTTGCTCCGGTAAACGGGTCGTCTATGGCCGGATATATAAGCGGGGCCGGTGCGATAGCAAGCATGGTCGGCGGCATGGTTGGCGGCCGTCTGGGCAGCACCCTGTCGATGGCTGGCCAAGGTGCTCAGATCGGGGCACAGTTTGGCGGCGCGTGGGGAGCTCTTATAGGAGCCGCCGCCGGAGGCCTGCTCGGATTCTTTGGGTTCTCCGATCCCAAACGAAAGGAAGATAAGCAGCAAAATCTCCCTGCCTTAAATCAAGGCTTCACTGACGCAATGAAGGAGCTGAATGAGATATTGTCGGGCGTTCGTTCGCTCAGTCTGGATCCCGACGAAGCAATTTCTCGGGCCAACGATCTGAGGGGTCAGATCGCCTCCGGATTTGGAATAGAATTTAAGTCCAAAAAATACAGGAAACAGGCCCAGCAGTTGATTGCGTCAAAATTGGTCGAGGCCGATCGGATCGTTGATGAAATAAAAGCTGCCGCGGAGATTGCACGGGGAGCCGCCGATAGATCAAAACGCATACTGCCGGAATTTGCCGGCGGCCACTATTTCGCGGATTATTTCCGACCGAACGGCCTTGTACCCGGAGCGTTTGACGGTGCTGATAACATCCTCGCTATGATCTCTCGTGGCGAGATGGTCTTGAATCCACGCCAACAGAGTCGGGTGCGTTCGCTGGCTGGCTACGACGTGTTCGCGTCGGCGGGAATTCCGAACTATCCGAAAGCCTCCGCATCCCCAAGACTTGCGACGGGCGGCATCGCTGGCACGGGATTGGCTCTGTCGAACACCCCGACCGTTCTCGCCCCCAATTTTAATCTGTATCTAGCCGGAGTTACCTTCTACGATCAGGCTCGGGCGTGGGTCGAATCGGACGATGGTAAACGTGCGATTGTAAAACTTATCGTGGATAAGGATAAGGGAAAGGTGTAAGGGGCGATTTGATAATTGTAAATTTTAGACGATTTGTGGGCGATAGGTGAGTTGACTGTATCAACTCCATATTCCTGAAATTATCGCCTAAGCTAAATGCAAATTATCGCCTTTGCCCGCACTATTCTGCTTGAAAAATAATTTTTGTAATCATTAAAAGTGATCAAGACTGTCAACGCTCCCTTTGTTTTTATAAAGGTCGAATTCGGCTCAAGGGCTGAATAGTTGCGACCGCGAAACTTGAAGACGGCCGGTTAGAGA